ATTTCAAGAACTATATGGGAATGTGGGTTGAAGTAGGCAGCAGCGATTGGTATGCTAGCTGGCCAGCAGCAAAAGGAACTAAGAGCAATCCATCTATCAATATAGGTGATACATTCTACATTAACAATGTACTCATTACAGCAAGTGGAAACAATCTCAACAGTCTAAAGACTAATATAAACTCTTTAACAGATTCACATGGTGTTACAGCAGACATAGTAAATGCAAGGCTACAGCTGTTTACTAATGGTAATACTTCAACAAACGTTGAAACTACTGCTACTGGTAGCAGCACAGTTAGTCCAACAGACATAACTGTAGCATCAGGAGTTGGCGCAACACTGATAAAGGGAATGACAGTAACTGATCTAAACGGTCATTGGTATGGAGTAGGACAGAGTCAAAATCTACCAGGAACTATCGTAGACATCAACGGTGACGTTATCACTCTAGATCATCCTATCAGCCAAGATTTAAGCAGCGTTCCTGTGATATTCCAGGATTATTATATAGAAACTACTGCTACTGGCTTTATCGGTGATGACTACATCACTGTAGCTAGCATCACAGGTATCACTGTAGGAAACAACGTATTTGGTGCTGGCATCACATACGGTGCTAAAGTAATAACAGTTGATCCAGTAAACAATATCGTTTATATGAATACCAGCAACAGTGCGCTAGTTAATGGAGCCGTTGAGTTTTCAAATCCAAAAGCCAATGCCATCGTATTAGCAGCAGGTACAGGATCTATTGTTACTGCTGCTGCTAGTGATAGCGCAGTTGGTATAGCAACAGGTACCTATTATGGTCCAGAACTAAGCATACAGCCACACTTTACAGTACCTCGTTACAAGGCTAGAGATTTATTCCCTCGCCCATCAGGCAGCCTATGGCTAAAGACCACAAACGTAAACCTAGGTGCATTTGTTGATGTTAAGGTTTGGAGTTCGGCCACTAACAGCTGGAACAGGATCACTTGCCCAGTTTATGATAACAATCAAGATGCGACATATGGCCTAGACCTAGCAGGCGGCGGTAAGAACATCAATACAGGCACACTCTATGCACAATACAATGTTACTGAGTCATCACAAGTTGATGGAAGTCCTTCATATGCTGACTACAAGATCTATCGCAGGACACAACCAGATCCAACACAGTTTGTCAGCAAGGTGATCGATGCTACTACTTTCCCACAGGGTTCTCAAGGATTCACATTCACTGGTTATATCGTTGGCACTACGCTACACGTAGCAACTATAAGTTTAGGAACAGTTGCAGCGAACCAAGTTATCACTGGATTGGGCGTGTTACCTGGAACTGTAATAACTGCACAAATTAGCGGAGACACAGGCGGCGTTGGTACTTATACTGTAACTAATTCACAGAACATAGCCAGCAGCGGCAGTCCAATTACGCTAACTGCTACCACTTACACCAAGAGGATCTATCAGTTTAGCCTAGCAGAATCACTAGTAGGAACAGCAGCACTAGATGTAGATAGGTTGATCCAATTCACTGCTGATGCGTCAGCAACTGATGCATCACTAGTAGCAGCAACTATCAATGGTGCAGGTTTTACTAATATTGAAGCCAGTGTTAATGCGATGAATCAGCTGATAATACAACACAACACAGGTGGTGAGATACGTGTAGCTGCTGGAATACATGCAGGTAGCGGCCCAAGTGAAACATTTGATGCTCTAACACATCTCGGTTATACAGGATACAATGTAAACACCGGTAGCGGTACCGATAGCCTATACACTGCTCCAGAAGGTGATACAGCACACAAATTTGTAGCTACAAACTGGGAACCACTACTATATACTGCTAGCAGCGTAGCTCCTGCACTAACACCAACAACTGGAACACTATGGTACAACAACATAATCGACCAAGTTGATATAATGATACACAACGGTCATACTTGGGTAGGCTATAGAGATCCAACTAGCCCATACTATAGCACAAACGGCGATGATTTCTTAACAGATCCTGCTGGTCCTCTAGTACAAGCTTCAAGGCCAACTACACAGAGCGATGGTACACACCTACGCACTGGCGATATATGGATAGACACTAGCGATATCGAAAACTATCCGATGATCAATATCTGGGACAATTATAGCCTAACTTGGGTGCCTGTAGATAATACAGATCACACTACAGAAAATGGTATCATATTCGCAGATGCACGTTACAACGTAAACGGTGCAAACAGTGATATGCCAGGCGATATAGCTGATCTGTTACACAGCAACTTCATAGATTTTGATACTCCAGATCCTGCGCTTTATCCACGTGGTATGCTATTATTCAACACACGTCGCAGCGGATTTAATGTAAAATCATATGTTAAGAATTACATTAATACAAACAATGGTTCGATCAACCTACGCTTTAACAACGAAAGCGAAGACGGTTATGCAGCGGATCGTTGGATAAGCGCTAGCGGTACTGATGAGAATCTAGTAGCTTACTTCGGAAGGCACGCCCAACGCAGCATAGTAGTGCAGAAGCTAAAGGCATTAGTCGACACTAACCAAGATATACGTGATGATGAAAGGAAACTATTCAATCTAATCGCTACACCAGGTTATGTAGAACTGATCTCAAACATGGTTGAATTGAACGTAGATCGCAAGCAGACAGCGTTTGTCGTAGGCGATACTCCATTCCGTCTACCAAGCGATGCTACTTCACTAAACTATTATTTCTCAAATGCTGCTGTTGCAGTTGATAACAACGAAAAAGGTCTAGTAACATTTGATGATTATCTAGGTGTTTACTATCCAAGTGGTTATACAAACGATAACTTTGGTAATAGCATCGTAGTTCCTCCAAGCCATATGGCACTAAGGACTATAAGCCTAAGCGATAGCGTAAGCTATCCTTGGTTTGCTCCAGCAGGACTACGCCGTGGTATCGTAAATAACGCTACTGCAAGTGGTTATATTGATGCAGCAACTGGTGAGTTCAAGAGCATCGCTCTAAACAACGGCCAGCGCGATACGCTATATCAACTAAGCATAAATCCAATAACTTTCCTCGTAGGAAGCGGATTGACAGTATTCGGTCAGAAGACTAGGGCTCCTCTAGCGAGCGCTATGGACAGGATCAACGTAGCTAGGTTGATAGTTTATCTACGCACACAGCTTTCGATACTTGCTAAGCCTTATCTGTTTGAACCAAACGACAAGACGACTAGAGATTCTGTAAAAGCTACAGTAGAAAGCCTAATGCTAGAACTAGTTGGACAACGTGCGCTTTACGACTACCTAGTAGTTTGCGACACGTCAAACAACACACCAAGCAGGATCGATGCTAACGAACTATATATCGACATAGCTATCGAACCTGTTAAGGCTATTGAGTTCATCTATATCCCAATAAGGATTAAGAATACTGGAGCGATAGCTGGATTATCAAGTAAATAATCCAGCCCAAAATTTGATGGTGACTAGATAATAAATAAAGTATAACTAGGAGTTTAGAATGGCTATTTCAACACTAACAAAATTAAGCGTTCCGGTATCTTCGGACCAAAGCGCGGGCAACCAAACTTTGCTGATGCCGAAGCTCAACTATCGCTTTAGGGTCACCTTTGACGGATTTGGTGTAACCAATCCAACTACAGAACTATCAAGGCAAATCATAGATTGCACAAAACCAAATGCAAGTTTCCAAGAAATAACAATGAACGCTTACAATTCACAAGTGTTCTTGGCAGGAAGGCACAGCTGGCAACCAATCAGCGTCAACATACGTGAAGATGCTACTGGCATAGTACAGAAACTAGTAGGCGAACAGATGCAGAAGCAATTTGACTTCTACGAGCAGAGTTCAGCTGCTAGTGGTGTTGATTATAAGTTCCTAACACGCATCGAAATACTAGATGGCGGTAATGGTGCTTATACACCAAACGTGCTTGAAACTTGGGAAATGTATGGTTGTTTCTTAGTGTCAGCTAACTACGGAAGCCTAGCATACAGCTCAAACGAAGCTACACAGATATCACTCAGCATACGCTATGACAACGCTATACAGACTCCACAGGGTGCTGGTATCGGTGTTAATGTTGGTCGTACTGTTGGCGCTATTTCGACTGGTGCCGGCTAATACAAATAACGAAATTTCTAGTTTAAAAAAGATCGGAAAAATCCGGTCTTTTTTTGTGGTATAAATACTATATGGCAAATAAATTCGACGGCTACTTAGGTAACACTATCACAGGTGACAAGGGCAACCTGGGAGATTATCAGCACGCTTCTAGATTATATGTAGATGACAACTTCCGACTGGCACCTAAGGTAAAATTCCTCTATTATGTAGTCTTCAATATCAATCCTAATGTAGCACCCGATTTGCAATCAAAAGCAGGACTAGAACTAAACTATCTAGTGAGGAGCAGCGATCTCCCTAAGTTCCAGATAGATACTGAACCGTTTTATCAATACAATAGGAAAGCGCATATCTACAAAAAGATAAACTATATGCCGATCAATATGGTAATGCACGACGACAACTATGGCAACGTTAACTCTCTTTGGGCATCATATTACGGATACTACTTCGGAGATAGGAACAACAACTACGGACCTTATGGTGATGTATTTCCCGCAGCTTATCAATCACATACCTATCATAACAAATCACGCTGGCCTTTCCAATATGGACTAGACAACGGATCCAAAAGCCGCGAGCCTTTCTTTTATAGCATACAACTATTCACCATCAATAGGCATCAATTCAACAGCTACTTGCTCTGTTTACCAAAGATAACACAGTGGGATCATGATGCAGTCAATCAAGACGAATCGGCAGGTACTATAAACCACAAACTAAGCATCATATATGATGCTGTTCTATATTCTAATGGTACTATACAGCAAGATGATCCTACTGGTTGGGCGGTATTGCATTACGATAATATACCTAGTCCTCTTGTAAACGAATATAACAAAGAAGGTGTGGAAGGAGTATTTGGGGATGTTAGGACGAATGATCTTCTCAACAAATATCCATCTAACAGTAGATCTCGATATCCTTATGATCTAGATAGAGGTAATCGTACCCCGTTTGGTTACGGTTCTAGATCTTTCTATGGCAACTCCCCATATCAACAAGCAGGAGGTTTAAACGGTATAGCATTTGGGTTAGCTGCAGGAGCAGCTTCCGGATTGATAAACGCCGGTATAGGATTATTAAACGGAGCGTTTGACAATTCAGGAAACGACGGGCTAACTGACAGTAATAATTCTAATCAATCACAGAACCAGACGGATGAGAATGGTGTAGCATCACCTAGTAATCCAAGTGGCGATAATAATAATAGAGCAGCAGCCAAAGATGTTTATGATGCACCCAATAATGGAGATAATCCGTCAGCCGCTACAGATAACAATACAGGCGGATTTAACACTGTTAGGAGTGGCACCGGTCCTACACAGATACCATCAGGTGATGGTTCTAGCGGAAATTCAAACAGTGCAGCTGGCAATTTTGGTTCGCCAGCCGCAGCTAATAATGGACCACAGCCTACAGCAGCTAGTTCTTTGGCTGATAAAGTATCATCAGCTGGAACAGTTGATCAGGTTGCAAAACTTCCAGATGGAACGACTATAACAACATATCAGAAAGATGGATTTGTGTCAGGAAGTGTTACAAGAGACGCGAACGGTAATGTTAAGTCGGCCTGGGATGATAAAGGAAATAGAGCATCAGATACTTCTCTTAGTATGGATGCACAGGCACAACCAGATACACCTTCGCCTAATCCAGAAGCTGCTGCTGCCGCTGACAGCGGAGAGAACACCAATGATGTTGCTGTAAACGATCCTGTAGCACCAGCAGACCAAGTAGCTGATGCGGATCCAGTTATAGAAGATAACTCAGGTGAGTACGAAGTCTGATTCATCAGATATATAAATAATCGATGAACACAAGCACGACGAATTTACCAGCTGATACTAAACCTACCGATAGCGCATCAAAGATGAAAAACTTCTTTGATACCTATTACGCCCAACCTATAGCATTTCCTGCAGGGGAAACTGATGCAGTCTTGGGTTTCTTTACTAGCAGAGGTTATGAAACATCAGCAGCGGCAGCATTAGCTGCAACACTAATGAAACAGGCAAAAGCAGAATCTCCGCCTATCAGCGTGTTCCAACTTTTAGATAAACTAAAAGGACTTAACGAATTACAGTTAAGCCAGATCATAATCGAGATACTAAACTATAACAGAGTACCAACCAGTATATTGGCCAATAGAGTAGATCAAACTAATCTATTTGATTTTGA